CCTATCCCCTGTGTGCCTTGGCAGTCTCAGCCTCTCTATGGGCAGTCGGTGATCAATCTGGACATTGGTAATGTCCGTGTAGTGGGCGCCCGTTCCCCAACTGGCAAAGATAACTTCTAGAAAGTCATTGGCGACACCCTTGTTCTTGTTCACCACGGCGCCCAAGTCGAGGGTGACAACGTATTTTTTATAGACTGTTGTCAGCTCCACCGAGGTACCCACATCAACGTTCGGCTCGGTTGAGTTAACCCCAAAGTTTTGACGAAGAATCACAGCGCACGTATGTGGCACGCTGGTTTTCATATAGAACGATACGGTGACCTTTCCGCCGGCCAGTGTTTCGACATTCTCGATGCGCTGACTAAGGTTCCAACCCTGCCCCTCACCTTGGCGAGAAAGCCGCAGGCCAAACTTTGCTTCGTTGATATTTGCATCTTGCTCAAGTGGCAGCTGGCTCCAATTGCACATGGCGTTCTTTGGGCTGTAAATCATCCAGCGGTCCGGGCCGAAAGCACTTTCAGGGTCACCGTTGGCTTTGCCAATAACGCCAGACTTACCCCGCTGCCAGACCTGAAAGGCGCCATTGATCAGTCGATTTTTCGGTAGACGTGAACAGGAAACGCCTGTTTAGGGCTTTCTATCTGAGTCCGCACCGATTCGGTGTTGGCACTACGTTTAGATCTGTCGTCAACGGCAGGTGTTGGAACATTTTGCCCAGCGGCCCATTGGAAAGTCAGAGGTGTTGTTCCCACAACTATCGGGCCATCTGTGATCAGTTGCCAAACTGTGTCGGCGTTGGCGGTACCGCGCTCGACCGTGACAAGCAAACCTGGCGTCACTTTGTCGCTACTGTCGGCATCAACCGCGCGTACCCAACTTTCAGCGCCAACCAGGTATAAACCGTTGTCCTTCGCCTGCGCCTGATCTTTTACCAGCACCCGCGAGCCCGCAGGAGCCACAAAGCCGTCGATAGCTTGAATTCCGGCCAGGACCAAAGGGCCGGTGGTCGCCACCAATACCGACTGTTTAAAGTCCAGTTTGTTGATGGCGGTGGTGATCGACTCGTCTACATACTTACGGGTCGCATTCACCACTGACGGATCGATCATCAGCACCACGTTGGCTGTGCTTTTGACAATGAAATTCATACGCACAATTTGCGTACGGCCGGAGCCTTGGGAAAGCTTAGATTTGTAGCTAGGCGCGCAGTTAGCTACTGCCACCAAGTCTCCGTCTGAATCGAACAACCCCAGCTCACGAACCCAAAAACCGCCATCCTCAGCGGGAATAATTTGCTCGGCCACCAGAGTGCTAGGATTCGCCGGATCTGGACCTAGCGAGTTCAATGGAGCTCGGCGGCGCTCATTGATCAAAGTCTTTTGTAGGCGGTCAGGTATCGGATTGGTGTCATTGGCGTCACCCACGGCCATATGGGTGAGCTTCCAGCTCATGAGGCCGGAATTTGCTTTAACCTGTTTATCTTCCCCGACCGCCGTCAGGATGGCAAAAACTGCGTAGTCTCGTCAACAATCATGGGTATACGTCCAAAAAGTCTATGGAATGTTCGCGCCCGGACATGCCGAGGTAGCAATCAACCGAAATAGCAGCGGGTGACGGTGGATACACTTCGAGCATGTCAATTGAGTGTTCGTGGCCAGCGCTGCCGATGACGCCCGTGCTGACGATGTCGCGAACGACTGGCGGGTAGACGTCGATAACATCGCCGTCGTAAGTGCTGGCGAAAATATTGATGGTGCCCGTGGTTTCCAAGCTGATGGCTAGGCCTGTCAGGTGGCGCGTGACGGGCCTGGCGTCGTCAATGAGCCAGGTCAGTTCCTGGTACATCTCCTCGGTAATACCGGTTTCCAATACGCCTACCTTCAAGGCAAAGGTGCCGGGAACACCCGTAGGAGTGGTCTCCCACCACTCCTGGACTTCAATCAGGTAACCGAGCGGCTCAACGACCCGACGCAACGCGCCAATGGTGCCCTTGTGTGCATGTACGTAGAACGCCGAACGGATGGCCGAACGCTTGACTGCTTCCGACCAGTTGTTGTCCCAGCGGTCCACCGACCAGGCCCAGGCCAGTTGGTGCAGCAAGTGCGCCGGACAGGTGTCAGGGTTGTACAAAGTGCGCAACGGCACGTCGGTGTCTTCGTCGGTCGCCGCTTCAATGGCCCGTTCCAGTTGCGTGCTGTTTATAGGCAGTAGGCTTTTCACGACGGCCCTCCCTGCTTCACGGTAAAGCCGATGCAGTAAGCCGCCTGGTACTTGGTCGGCTTTATATCCTGCCAGTTGGGAAGGTCCACCCGACCGACGCCGCTGATATGCAACTGCGCGTCGATGGCTGAACGTGGCACCTCAACGCCAAGCCGCCGTCGAGGATTGACCCAACCCGCCAGACGCTGCTCGGCCGCTGCCAGGATCGCCTCGTTTTCCGAACCGGTACCGGCCATGTGCAGCACTGCATCAATGCGGTATTCAATGACCTCCGCGCTTTGCACGGTGAGACGATCACCTACAGGCCGGATGTCGTCATCACTGAGGTATTTCATCACCGCATCCAGCAGCGGCTGCGGGGCGACCCCATTGCCCTGCAGGTGCAGTACGGTGACCACCACCTCTGCTGGGGATGGGCTTTCAGCCGTGGCATCCGCCACCAGGGCAGACGCGTTACGGGCGTGCAGAATGTAACTGTTGCGTGGGCCGGCGGTTGTCAGCCCTTCGTAAACCAACTGCACCCGCTCACGCAGTGCGTCGTTGGATTCCATCACCCGAGGCGTCGGAGGAACGGTATTGAGGTTTTCTTCTTGGATCACCAGGCGCTGCAGTCGAACATTGCCAGCCAGTTGATCAAGATCACCATCAATGGCATAAGCCAGCATCAGTGCCTTGGCCCCGTCATTTACTCGGGCCCGGTTCTGGATGCGCCGGTAAACCCCCAACTCCAAAAGCTTGACCACTGGATCACTTTCCAGCTCGGCGGTCCAGTTCTCGCCCATGTACAAACGAAACGCGGCCAACTCCTCGGCGTAGGTTTGCTCAAAGTCGAGATCCTCCAGCACAGGCGGCGCCGGCAGCGCTGATAAATCCACAGTGCTCATGCGGCGACCCTCAGTAGCGCGTTTTCGCCCTTGAACAGGCCCTTGAGTTCAAACTCGATTCGGCCATCTAAAACAGCCACCACACGCACCTGGCTGATACTGAGCCGGGGTTCCCATCGCCCCAGCGCCCGTGCCACTTCGGCCTGGACTGCGCTTTTCCAACCTTCGGTAACGGGTAGGTCGACGAAGCGGCGTAACTGGCTACCGTAGTCGGGCCGTTGCCGGCGGCTGCCCAACGGGGTGGTCAGGATGTCTTCAATGCACTGACGCAGATGCTCGATGCCGGAGATGGGCTGCCCGGTGCGGCGATCCATTCCGATCATCTGGGTTACTCCGGCGCGGGTTCGAGGTCAGGATGGCTTTGAAGAAATTCGTATTGATCAGAGGTGTCAGCGGTCACCACCCCTTTGATAACCACCAAGCTTTCGCCGTGCGGTGTGATCAGCGTTCGCGAGGTGAACACGGTGTCGCGAAAGCGGCGAGGCAGGCCAACAGCTTTCGGTGACGACTCTACCTTCGGTGCTGGCAATGACTGGGGAGCGGCCGGCTGCTCGTCCGACTTGGGCTTGTTCATGTGGGCAAACTCCAGAAATGAAAACGCCCGCACGCGGCGGGCAAAAATAAGCGGTTAATCAGTGTTTGTGATTTGCGGTGTTGCCACCCGCATCAATGATTTTGCCGGCACCGTTGATATCACCCGTCACCGTCAGCGGCCCGGTGATCGTCACATTGCCTGTGAGTCCGATGTCCCCGGAAACCACCGTTACGGCGCTATCAGTGACCGTGGCTACGGTGCCGCCGACCTTGATGGTGACGGTCCCGGTAGGCAACGTGATGCTGTAACTATTGGCCTGCCAGTCATAGACCAGCGACCCGCCATCATCAAACCGCCACACCTCAACATGATCCCGATTATATCACCGACTGCCCATAGAGAGGCTGAGACTGCCAAGGCACACAGGGGATAGG